ACTGGTGATATCAGTGCATTGGTTAGGACCAATGTGACTGCATCGACCGCAGGGACTACATATGCAACTAGTGACGGAGCAAAAGCAACTGTTAGCGCTGAAGGTATTGTAACTGCGGTTGCAACTGGAACGGCCACAATCACAGCCACGCATACTTATGCAAGCGCAAAGACTACTACCTCAACGATGGTCATAACTGTTTCTTAATTGAGGTGATGTATGGATAACGTCATTGCCAGTGATGGAAATGTGTTGCCATTAGATAGCATGGCAATGACGTTTTCATATAACTTGGATGATACTTTGGCATACACTGAAGTTCATCAAGGTGGAAATGCATATCGTCAAACTCTTACATATGGTGAAGGTAATATTGTTTCTGTATCTAGATGGGAGAAACAATGATGACACCAGCTTGGTTTTATAGAACATTGAAAATGTTCAACGTTGCATTTTCTGGTGGATCAACTTCTGGAAGTGCTGGAAGTTTGAAGTCAAAAGATACAACAGGATTGATGCAAATTACAGGGCCAGCAGCAGAGCAAACTAGAGTTGTTACAATTCCAGATGCTAATTGCACTATGGCTCGGAAAGATGCAGACGAAAGATTTGTGGGAAATATTGCAGCAATCGGGCATTCTGTTGTGTTGATTGCAGGTGAGAATCTAGTTCGAGGTGAAGTTGTTTATATAAAAATCACATCAGGAGCAGATGGAAAAGTATGGAAAGCTCCTACATCTGGAGATATGCCAATTGGAGTTGTTTATGCAAATGCCAATGCTGATACAGAAGTTATAATTATCGTTGCTGGTATTGCACATGTTTTACCCGAATCAGGGATAACAGCAGCAAGAGGAAATGTGATTTTCACGTCTGGATCTCAAGCGGGTAGAGTTGATCAATCTGCTACAGTGCCTGTGTCAGAGCATTGGAGAGAATGTGGTCATTTACTGGATACAGGTTCAGGAAATGGGGTTCTGACTCGTGCCATAATCCACTTCAATTGATATCCCCCGTGGGGAATTCCATGACAAATTACGATTATAAAAACAAAGTATGGAATACTTCTAGATCGTCTAGGTATTCTGCATTGTGCATTGATAATGTAAATGTAGCTCTTTATGAAGGTAGAATGTTTAGATCCTGGTTGGAAGTTTCATTGGCACATGGTATAAAAACTGCAATTAAATTGCACAGTCCTATAAAATTTGCAATATTAGAACAAAGATTGCAAGTGTGTTCGGGTGCGATTAGAATGGAAGTATTATGGCTTCCCACGGTGGGGGGAAACTTTAATACAAGTTTGCCAATTATAGAAATGAATGCAACGGATGAAAGACCGATACCAATTTATACAACACAACTTTCATTGACAAATGGTGGAACTGCAGTCGGTGGAACAGTTGTGGAAGTGATGAGATTAAGAACATCAGGCCCTGCACAACAAGCATCTAGTCTTGGTGATACAGTCACAACAATGCGTTTGTGTCCTCCTGGTGATTATTACTTTGTGTTTGAAGGCAAAGATGCTCAAACTTCGGAAGGAATGTATAGTATCCTTTGGGAGGAAAGACCTTGACACAACTTGCTCCTAATTTGGCAATACAAAGATTCCAAGAAAATGAAGAAAGGATGGACAAGTGGATTAATGTCATTGGTGGATATGATACAAATGAAACATTTCCACGACACGTTGAATCCATAAGTGATGTAATGGCAAGGTTGGGATGGTTAACTTCAGCTCATACAACCGCATCGCTTGCAGCAAACACAACAGAAGAGTATGAAGCAACAATAACAAAGATTTCAAGCTTGTTGTCAGTTGTTACAACTACTCCGGCATGGGTAAGAGTCTATCCAACGCAAGCGGCAATGGTTGCAGATAGAACAAGGTTGATAACAGAAGATCCCGAACCAAGTGACATGTGTGTTTTAGATGTTTCTACCGCTGTTGGAGCATTGACAGTTAACTGCAATCCAATTGTTATATTCTGCAATTTTGATTCACCTATTGTAAACAAAGCGTATGTGTCAGTAACAAATATTGACACTGTAAGTAGAGCGATAACAAATACAATCGGTTATGTAGGAGGGGCAATTTAATGGCTACTGGAAGTTTTAGTTCTGCGCCTACAAATGCTTCAGATGTTGCATTTAGAGCATGGGGATTACCAATTGAAACAGCATTGACTGTTTTAGGTGGGCTTATAAAAACTGCAGATACAGGTCAAATTGATTGGGCAACTGTATTAGCTCCGGTTGCAATTAATACGAAGAAAGGTTATATAATACTTCGGTACGACGATACATTGCAAGCGACCGCACCTGTATTTATTCGCATTGATTTTGGAAGTGGAACAGTGATTGCTAACCCCGCATTGTGGCTTACAATAGGAACGGGTTCAGATGGTAGCGGGAATATAACCAATGTCATTTATGCAGAATCACAAATATTAAGTACTTCTTCTGCGAGTCCACAAACTTCGTATTATTCTGTTTCTACAAATAGATTTTTATTATATTTATGGCCTCCTGTTTCGGGCTGTGTGATGATTTCATTGGAGAGATCTCATGGTACAGATGGGTTGGATACGGCAGAAGGTTTACACATTTTACGATATACGGGCAGTGGTTGGAAAAACAAATTTATATTTATGAGTGGAATTGCCACAACAGAATACTCTGCCGTGGCTTGTGGCATGGCTCCATTTGGAAGTGGTATTTCTGCACCGGATGTAAACGCATACGTTATTAGAACATATTCACCTAGGGAAATGGGACCAATTAAAAATATATTGGTAAATTTCATTGGTGATTTTGCGTACAACTCCGTATTTTCTATTGCATGTTGGGATGGAGTGACTAGGAATTATAGATCGCAATATTCAGTTACTTATCCAACCACTTTGGTTAATGCCAGTGGTCAACAGGTAACATCGTTGTTTTTAATGGAGTAAAAAATGTCTTACATTTGCATAGCTCCAGGTCCATTTGCAAATCCGAAGCTTGCATCTGGTTCGATAAAGTGTGCTGTTATTGGATTTGGCCCATTGCAAGGCGGTCCCACACGCCCCGCATCTGGCCAGATGTGGCCTAGAACTAGATGATGGACTGGATGTGTTAAATGGCACTAATCATAGAAAATGGAACCAATGTCGCAGGTGCAAATAGCTATGTGTCAATCACAGACGCTAGAACTTATGCATTAGCAAGAGGTGTTACACTTTCAGCGGTAGATGCAACCGTTGAGGTGTTTCTAATAAAGGCTATGGATTATCTTGAATCCAAAAGAAACGAATACCAAGGAATGAAGACAAACACAACGCAAGCATTACAGTGGCCTAGATATGGTGTCTATATTGATGGCATTCAATTTTCAAGCACTGCAATACCTGCTTTGTTGATTGCCGCTCAAGTTCAGTTAGCAATGGAATTGAATGCAGGCATTGACATTTCCCCAACGTCATGCGGCTATGATGCCAAAAGAGAAAAGGTTGATGTGATTGAAATTGAATACATGGAATCAAGTGGGACAATATCACCTGCAATGAGAACTTTTGAAAATTTACTTCTCCCTTTGTTGAAAACAAGTTCAGGATTTGCAATGAAAACATTGAGGGTATGACATGTGCTTATACACTAGAATGCTTTCCGTAGCACTTCGCCTTATTACAAAATATGGCAGAGATGTTACTTGGCGTTCTATGGTTATAACTGCAACGAATGTAAACACCCCGTGGGACATATCAACTGCAAGTTATACAGATTACACTGTGAAAATGGTTCAAACAAGCTGGTCAAACCTTCAAAGTGTTTTGTATTATGTTGCAAAAAAAGAATACCCTTCTGGTTCATATTTAGGTTTATTGGCAGCTACCGCTTTTACACCAAAAGTTAACGATGTTGTGATTGATGGTGGTAAAACAATAAAGATTATGAACATTGATGAAATAAAACCAGGTCCTACAATATTGATGTATATTGTGGAGTTTGAAAGATGAGCACAACATATAGTCAATCGTTGGGTGAATTATTTACATTGATAAATACAATATGGAATTCTGGAACAACTGCAATTGTTGGATACATTCCAACATTAATATGGATGGATAACGATATCGGAGTTGTCCCAGATGCTTCAAAGTTTTACGCCAGGGTTTCAGTGACAACAATGGACAGCTTTCAAAGTTCCTTGTCCACAGAAGTCTGTGGATCGGGCAAGAGGCGATTCACGACAAAAGGAGTCCTTTTTGTTGAAATTTTCTCACCAAAAGGCTATCCTCCTGGATCAACAAAGACTAGACTATTGGCAGAGCTTTTGCTCCCTTCGCTTCGCGGAAAAACTACAAACAATTGGTTCAGAAATGCAACAATCAAGGAGCTTTCACCGGAAAGTGGATGTGCAAGAAACCTTGTAAGCGTCGAATACGAATTTGACGAAATAGCATAAGGAGCTAGAAATGGTGAATAAGATTGACAGCAATCTGACTGGCTTGGCTTATGCTGAGGAAACCAGTTTGAAAGTATTGCCCGGATCTCCTGTATGGAGAGCTTTGGAACCAAATTCATACTCTGATTTTGGCGGGACAATTTCAACTGTTGTAAGATCCCCTATCAATTTGAGTAGGCAGAAATACAAAGGAACTGTTACAGATGTTGAGGCAGCAGGCGGATTCAATACAGATTTGACAAAAAACAATCTATTACATCTTTTGCAGGGTTTCTTTTTTGCAGATGCACATGAAAAGCCTGATACAGCAGCTTTCAATAGTGCTGCAATTATAATTACTGCTGTTACTGCAATTGATGATACATATGCAGCGGCCGCTGGATTGACAGCCTTTGCTGCAAATGATCTTGTACTTTGTTCTGGATTCACCAATGCCGGGAACAACGGCTTGAAGGTGGTTGTCAGTTCCCTTGCAGCAGCTCTGGTGGTAGGTGATGGATGCGTCGACGAACCTGCACCTCC